TATCCTTTCCAACATTTTTCAACCAAATTACCAAAATCTTCTGTTGTTTCAAACTTCATTAAACCTGACATAATCTCTGCTTTCTTTGATGCATTTGCATTTCTATAAGCTTTCTTTATGTAGTCATAAGTTTTACTAATCATTTGTTTTGCATCTTCAGGTGTATTACCATACTTGATTAGTAATTGTTCAATCTTTTCTTTTTCACCCTCAGTAACAACTTCTTTTAATCTTCTGTCTTCATCGCCAGTTCCACCAGGTGATTTCAATTTATAAGATGGGTCTTTTGCAGACATAGTGTAACCACAAGATTCCATTTCTGTATCTAATAATTCTCTAATTTTCTTGATTATAAATTCTTTATTCACTTTTTCTGGTTTCCCTTTGTGTTTTGTGGATGCATATTTCTTAACAGACTTTGTATCCATTGATTTTGCCGCATCTTTGACAGCCTTACTTACTTTACTCGCAGGTACTTCACCTTTTTTATACGAGTGAACCAAACCCATAAATCTTTGTTGAGCTTTGGATTTGGATGGCAACTTACTCTCCTCTGATGATTTTGTTGATTATGTCTTCTGCCTTACACCAATCACCACAAGTTCTACCTTGTGCTTGGTTAGGGTCAACACTCTCATTCATTGGATACATAAATGCACCATGTGTAGAAGGGTTACTAACAAAGTCAAATGCAATAAGTTCAAAGTCATCACCAACTTTAAGTGCCTGACCACCTTTTCCATCATCTTCATTAACTTGTTCTACTGAACCCATACCACGAGAACTGATACCTAATTTGATACCATTCTTAAATAATTCTCTTAAAATATTTCCACTTGGTGTAGTTAGGATTTCAACCGTACCTAATAGATTATCACCCTCAAAATGCATCTCTGTAATATTGTGAGATACATTTGTTAAATTAACTACTGATGAATCAGGATGGTCAAGTTCTCCAAGTGCTCTACTTTGTTTAATAAAGTTCTCACTATATTTTTTAGATTCACGAACCAATACTTCTCTTGGATATATTCTTCCATTTTGATTCTTTGCATCTGCTCTTTGTAATACACCTTTAACCACCAACTTACCATTGTTCTCTTTTAAAGACTCTTGGATTTGTTGTGGTGATAATTCAAATGGTATATAATCTACAATTAAGTTTCTCATTATTTCATCCTCTTCAACATTCCTACAACTTCTCTCATAAATTTAGTTACATTATCTTTGTAGGACTTTTTAATATCTTTTGCTAATTTTTTATTTTCTGGTCTTGGGTCTCTTAGGAAACCTTGTTCAATATTCATCATTCTTTTTCTGAACTCACCCTCTTGTTTAATCAACATTTGTAATTGTTTCTTAGTGATTCTTACATCATCGGGGCCTTCTTTAACATTCTTTTGATGTTTTTCCATTACTGATTGTAATGTTGGTAATGGTTGACCAAAATCTCTTTTTAATAAATCTATACTTTCTGTTAAGTATTTATCAGTTGGATTATAGTTTTCATTTTTTGATTTAGGTAGAAATTTTCTATCACCACTAAACCTTTCACCTTGTTTAACTTTACCCATTTCCATATTTTGTTGAGCCTTTGAAAGAACTGAAAACAATTCATCTTTGTGAAAATCTTCTTTACCAGGTGACATATTACCTACATCTTTTAACGCATCAAGGTGTTGTTGTATGTATTTATCATCTTTGTAACTCATATACTTTGCAAGTGGATTTTTACCATACAACATAGCTTTTATTTCATCTACATCTTTATCCACTATGGTTTCTATCTCACCATCATTATATACATTATCTTTAGGGTCATCATCTGCTGGGTCAAAATCACTTAAATCATCTGGTTCGTGAGAATCATCATCTTTTGGTTTATCAAAAATATTTACCTTTGGTTTTTCTTTCTTCTCACTATCATCACCCTTTGGACTTTCTTTATCATCTGATGATTGGTCTTTGGTTTTTACATATTGACCTTTATCAGATTTAACATATACATCTGCACCATCTTTATCTTCTTGACCTTTCTTCTTGAAACGACCAAAACCGATTGATACATACGCATCGTCTTCTTTTTCTTTTAATTGATGATGTTTTATTGTATCTTCAAGTGTTGGTAATGGTTCACCAAACTTTCTTTCATTCCATAAATTTTCTTTTATTAAATCTTTTAACTTCATTTTAAGTTTCCAACTTTGTTTGCCATTTTAACTAATCTTTCTGAAATCTTTGTGATTGCCTTATGTGTATTTTTCCAATAAGACCTTGAATCTACATTTAATTCTGTTTTCAATTTAACTGCCATCTTAACCACTTTATCTAATTCACTTAGTGAATTACGAACTTCACGAATACTTTTACCAATTTTTTGTTTTGGTGTTAGGGATTCGTCATTTCTCCAATCGTGATAACGACCTTCGTTTACACCCTCTTTCTTTTTCTTTTTACCCTTTTCTTCATAACCACTTGCGAATGCAGCTCTTCTCTGTGCATCACTTTTAAATCCTTCAATCTTTTTATCAATTTGTTTACCAAGAGTTGGTTGTACTCTTTGAACATCTTTAACTGCTTTCATTCCACCTTTAAGTATTTTTGCAATTCTAGCTTTTGCCTGTGATTTAGATGATGCATTAACAATAGTTTGTATAGTTTGACCATCTTTTTCAACTTTAACTGCAAACATTACTTCGTTAATCTGTTCAGTTTGGACTTCATTACTTAACTTTTCTTCTGAATCTAAGTAATGATATGCTTTTTGTAAATATTCTTTTGATATGATTAGTTTTGACTGCCACCAATTAGGAAAATCTATTTCTTCAGATGAATTATCATATTTTTCTAATGCATCATGAAGTTTTTTACTATATTCCATTAACTCTAAAGTAGTTGACCTTAACATGTTTGGTTCATCATCTTGATGACCTATGTCTTTATCTTCATTTACTTTGGAATATCCACTACCACTTGCAACTGAATCTCTTCTATCCATCTTACCTGTACCACTAAATGCATTAGGTGTCATATATCCAGGTGTTGCCGCAGAAGTTGATACTTCTTCAATTTCTCTTTCTTGAAGTTCTTTACGAATTATTTTTTTGAGAAGTTCTTTAAGTTGTTTTTCTGATAGTGACATCTTTTAATTCCTTAATTAACTCATAATATCTCATTAGTGAGATTATATTTTTATCTTTAACTACTTTTGATGGAACCAATGTGTCAATATGATTGATGGCCTCTTCCAACTTAATACGAGTGATATCATCATCCACTTTAACTACATATTTTTTTAGAGTTGATTTAATTTTAACAATTTCACTATTAACAAACTCATTCAATGAATTAGTATTAGATAGATTATTAATATACTCTTTTAGTAAATCTTTTTGACTTTCGTTTAAAGATTTATATTTAGAATTAAATTTATCTACTAACAATTGATAAGTCAACAATCTTAGGTCTTTATCTTGTTCTGATAAGTTTTCCATGACTTTGGACTTACTTGTACCATTTTTAGGTGTTGTAGTGATATGTTCTATCAATGTAATTGTACTATCTGTAGTTTCAACAGGATTTTCATTTTCAGAATTACCAAAAACTTTGTATATTGAAGCAAATACTTTGAAATTTGGTAATCTTGTATTGAAAAAGTCTTTTACATTATAGTTTTCTTTAATTGTTTTAATTAAATTATACTTTTCGTTGTTTAATCTACGATTTGATAATCGTTGACGACTTGATATGACAGCCTCAAGTAATTTAACTGCATGAGATTCTTGTGAATACTTTTTCTCAGTTATAATACGATAAAGTTCGTATTCTTTACCTAATTCTGTATTTTTATTAAAAAATTCTTTAAATATCTTCACGGCTGGTGAATTTTTTGTGTCATTTAACACATCAACCGTGATTTGACGACTCATTAATTCATATAGAATTGCCGTGTTTTTTATTTTGTTATGTTTAACATTTGAAATAGACATATTTGCTCCAATATCCTTTTATACTACTTTAATAAATATAAAACTTTCAAGAAATGTGTATTTAATCTACACTATTTTTTAGTTTTATCTTCTTTATATTCATTGTATTCTTTACTGACCTCATCAATTTTCTTTTCTTCTGAGATTAATTCTGTTGCCTTACTACCCATGTATTTTTTTAATGCATCGTAATGTGCTAATGCCAATGGTGTTGAGAACTTACTTTTTTTATTTCTTGGTTTTCTGTCTTCTTTACCTAATGGGTTACGACCTCTCGCACCACTTTCTTTACCATATTTATTGGCCTCTTTAGGTCTTCCAGCACCTTCAAACCCACCTTCAGGTGAACCACCCTCATCATTAAATACAGAACCAGATGAACTATCTTCATCAAATCCACCACCTGACTGCATGTCACTCGGTGTTCCAACTGACTCTCCACTCTCTTTAGGGTCATTACCTTCTTGTTCAATTTGTTCATGTCTGAACTTATCTTTTTGGTCATCAATAATTTGTTTTCTGACTATACCTTTTTCCTCATCAGAGAAATTAAATATATTATCATAAACCCACTCTGTAGGTAAGATTTTGTCACTTATCATATCACGAGCCAATGATACTTTTGAACTCCACAATTCTACTTTTTCTTGGTCATACATAGTTGATGGATTGGTTAGTTCTAAATCAAAATTGACCAATTCTTCATCTGTATATCCTTGTGAGTACAAATGTACTACTGCTATTTTTGTTAATTCTGAAATAACAATCCTTTGAATTCTTTCAATGGTTCTTGCAAATCTTACATCTTCTGCTGCGAGTGTTGCTTTACCACCAACATTTTCATCAAATCCTAAGAATGCTTTCGGTACTCTTAGTGATGCCAACATTTTATTTTTTAAATATTCAATATCATCAGTTGAATCATAGTCCAATCCACCTAACTCACTAATCTCAGTTCCACTATCTCCACCACGAACAGGTAAGAAAAAGTCTTCTGTTAAATTTTGTATGTTGTATTTCAAATTATACTCACCTGTATTCTCATCAAGAAAAGGTGTTTTCTTCATTTTATTAATAATTCTTTGCATATAATTATCAACTTCATTTGGTGGTATATTACCAATGTCAATCTTATAAACTCTCTTTGATGGTGCTCTCATGATTCTGTGAATCAACATCGCATCTTCCATTAAAGTTAATTGTTTCCAAGTTTTACGAGCACTTTCCATCATAGATTTACCATAAGGTAGGAAGTTACTATCGTTAGTTAATCTAAAATGTGCCACTTGAAAGTTTTCAAATTCAATATTTTTACCTTGACCTTGTGATTGTTGTCCAAGATAAGGGTGTGCACCCTCAATACTTTCTAAATAAAATTTAGTATAATAAGGATTTTCTGGGTCTTCTCCTTCTGCTCTAACCACTTCATAAGGTGATAGTGGAATCACATTTGTAATACCATACTTATCACTAACATCTAAGTAGAGATAAAAGTCACCATACTTACACATATTACGAACCCAAGGCCATAAAGTAAATTCAATATTCATAATGTCATAAAATAAATTATGTAGAATTTCTTTAATATTCTCGTTATCAGATTGTATCTTTAACACCTCACCATATTCTGATTTCATTGTAGACTCATCTGAATAAATGTCTAATGCACTTGATATAATACTATCACTATCCATTGATTCATAATCTTTGAATAGTGCAAGTCTTGCAGCCATCACTTGATGAACGGTTGAATAACCTGTACCAACTAAATCTAAGTTGGAATGTAGTTTTGAATACCTATCAACTAAATGTGATTTTACTTGTGTTTGTATTTGGTCTGTATCAGCGATTTTTAGTTTTCTACCACCGACATTTCTTACGATTACATTTGTACTAAATAATCTTCTTAATCTACCAAATAATGTTGTATCTGCCATTTTTTACCTCACTTATAAGAGCCACTCTAATGACTCTTTTTTCTTATCCTTACCTATGTCCCAATCCCACTCACCATTGTTATTATCATTTGGTGTGTAAACTCCTTCTTGGTTCATCATGGTTAAGGTTTTTTTTGTTAACTCAATACCTTCAGTTCGTAATCTTAATGCTGTATCACGAACCCATAATCCGATAGCAAAAGACATAACAAGGTCATCGTTATATCCACCCATTGCTTCGGCTCTGTTATTAACATATACAAATGTCAATAACTCATCTATCAATCTATTAGAACGAACCACAACTGATTCATCTCTAAAGTACTCTTCAAGTTTTGCAATAATTAATGGTCTGGTTTTCATTGTAGTACTGAATCCAGCCACCATATTTCTTTCAGATGTTCTAAATTTATTTGTCAATTGATGTTGAACATCTACATATTTTAAATCTTTACTTGTATAAAATAGATTAGGATAATCCCTATCTATTACTTGTTGGATTGTTGCCCAACCTATATTATTGTTTTCTATAATTAGTAAGGCATCGTTATATTCTGTTGAAATACTAACTAACATATTTCCAAAATCTTTGGTATTTATTCTACCTTTATACTCTGCAACTTGTTCTAATGATTCAACTTCAATTACATGAAATGCAGAATAGTCTGTTCCATCTCCTCTACTAACATCAGCACATACTACATAGTTTTTTGTATAGTCTGGTGGTTCCCAAATCCAACAATTACTATCAATTCCTCTCTTTTCAATTGGGTCATTACAAGATTTTTTTCTTAAATTTTCTAATAATATTGGGTCAATCACACCTGTACCAGATGTCAAGAAGTCACAATCACATTCTTGTGCTGCACCACTTGGCCCTAATAAAATATCTTGTTCTTTTCTCCAAGTATCATCTCTATCAGGATGTACCGTCCAATGAAGTTTAATGAAGTTGAACATACCTCGTCCTTCTTCTGCCTCAACCCAAGTTTTGTGAAACCAATTACCCACACCATTAGGTGTTGACAATGCAATACATTGTCCACCAGTCGTTAAAGTAGCTTGAGATGCAGTCCATATATCATCAATTTTGTCAATGAATGCTGCCTCATCAAGTATTAATAATGATAGAGCTTCTGAACGAGCAGCTTCAGGTCCTGATGATACTGCCTTGACTTGTGAACCATTGACATATCGTAGTGATAATTTGTTATCCTCAACACATCTTTGTTTCAACCAACTCGGTAAGTTTGCGTGCATAACACGAACCTTAGTAACTAAATTCTTTGCAACATCTTGTTTCGTCGCAATAACTAATATATTTTTATCTTGATGAAATGTCATCATCCACAATGCATAACCTGCAGTTAATGTGGATATACCCAACTGACGAGCCTTTAGAATAATGTTCATACGATTACTCTCAAACTCTTCTATTGTCTTTTCTTGAAAATCATACAAATCAAAAGGTACTTTACCTTTGATTGGATGTTGTATCACACAATATTTTCTCAAAAAGTATGCTGGGTCTTTTGCAGACTTAATATACTCTTGTTTAATTACTTGTTTAAGTTGTTCTGCCATTAGTTTAGTTCGCCTGCAAGTTTAACAGAAACCGAAGTTGCGGCAACTCCATAAACAAACCATAACCATTTGTTTTCGTGCCACTTAGGTTTCACTACCTTAACCTTCTCTTTATACAGATTAATAGTTTCTTCTTGTAATTGAAGTTGTTGTGTTCTGAAATCAATAATTAGAGAATCAGATTTTGAATTGTCTTCTAATAATTGGATTTGTTTTTCTAAGTCCAATACTAAAGATACATTCAAACTATCTTTTAACTCTAATTCTTTGATTTTGTTAGTGAACCCAAGAACTTCCTCTTCCGAAAAGGTGTAAGTTTTTGAATCTTGCCCAAACAATAAACCAAAAAATAGTATGTAAATAAAATATTTCATGTATATATAAATATATATTACTTACTAAATTTCTTCAAAAATTTTACTGCTTCATCAACATCGTCTGTTTTGACTGCTTCTTCGGCCTTTAAAATTTGTTTTTTAGTATTAGTTACTTTTCTTTTAAGAGTAGCTACTTCTTTTTTGTTTACTCTTTTTTTAGATTCAAGTACTTCTACTTTTTTTTCAAGGTCTTTGACCTCTTCGTTTTTAACTTTGATTGCCTTATCTAATTTTTTGACTTCTTCTTTTTTCTTTCCACCAAAAAATAGATTTGTTATGAATCCGATTATTTTACCAATCATTATTTGTCTCCTTGTATTTGTTTTTCAAAATCTTCTACTTTATCTTTTGCATCTTGTATAAATTTTCTAGCTTCTGAGATTTGGTTTTCAAATTCCTTTTCACCCATTTCCCACTTTTCAGCTTCTAATTCTGGTGTATTTACACCAACATTATTCAACCATTCCTTTTTACCACCTGTTGTCTCAAATTCATCAATACTTTGTTCCAAATCTTTTAAATATGCTTTTTGGTTTTCTAACATTTTTAATTGTGCATATTTATCAAACTCACCTTTAACTCTAAGTTTGTTTTCATAATCTACTTGACAATCAAAACAATGTCCTTGTGTAGACCAAAACTTTCTATCAAGTTTTTTCTTCATTGCCTTATCACATTTAGGACAAAACCAAGGCATTCTTACTGACTGCATTACCTCACTAAGTTCTGACTCTCTTGTTTTACCACCAAGGTTTTCTTGTTTACCCTCGTATCCTACTTGAACATATTCTTTTGTATGTTCTTTTCCTGCCATTAAATCGGCCAAGGCCTTATTTTGTCTTTCTGCTTCTTTACTATATCCTGCCATTATAACTCCTATCCAAATTTTATACTACCGAGTATCTGATTGATTGGAGCGAATGCTCCTGTAAACTTATATACTTTACCTTTGTATTTAAATACAATACCTTCACTTGGTACGATTGCATCTAAACCACCAATCTTCTGTAGTTTTTCAATTTGTAGTTTTAGTTTTTTTAATTTTTCTATTTTATCTGGTTTTTGTAAATCTTTCATTGCACTGATAATTTCTTTTCTCATTTTTTGAATAGTCTTATCAGGATTAACTGCCATATATCCACTTATATTTTTAAGTATTTCTGCACCTACTTGGAAGAATAATACCTCAAATGGTTTTATATTTTGTTTAAATATTTTGTTATGGTCAAACTTATCTGTCTTTAATATCCAATCTAAAAACTTTTGATTTTTACCAAAGTCTTTTTTAATTTGTGGTATCTTGTATGACTTATCAAAGTATGCCCATCTTTTAACCAACTTGGCAAATTGTACAGGTTTTAATTTTACACCAAATTGTTTTGATGCATTATAAACATATTCTCTCCAATATGATTCATGATACATACCTAAACTATCTTTATCACTTAATGCATATTGTGATTGTAGTTTTTTTAATTTTCCTAAATACATATTTTTCTTCTTACCAAAATTTTGTACCTTTGGTACGGTCAAAAAGTTTGGTTTACCAATCTTAAACATTTTTTGTATATGGTTGTTTGTTTGTTTAATCATACCTGCCAACATTCTTGCAGAATCCTTTGGTTGTCCTATTGGTCTACCACTTTCATCATACTCTAATGTACCATGAAATACTATTTCTGCCACATCATAATCTACTACATTTGAAGTTGCTGGATACATAACCTCTAAGTTCATCCATCGTTTTCCATTACCAAATATCTTCTCTTGTTGTTTATCTGATAATGAACCGATTGATTTTTCTAAATCTTTCATTGCACCTACAAAAGCTTTTTCTATATTTCCTCTACCACTAAACATAGATTTTATTCCACTTGTTGTTGGTGATGTTTTACCAAAATTCTTTAGGTGTCCTTTGTTACGAGCCGCTCTTAACTTACCATCAATCCAACTTACCATTAGATTTTGTCCATCAAGTTTCTCAGTAACACCATCTTCTCTATCTAACTTTCCACCCAATCCATTAATAACTATCATCTTCAAATCTGAAAATGTCAAATTATTATCATCAAATGGATGAGACATATGTCCATATGCTCCACCCTCTACTAATAACTTTACATCACTCATAAATCCTTCTTGAATATCCTCAATCGCACCACCCATAGATTCATCACCTGGTGCCAAGTCAAGTTCAACTGCTCGTTGTGTATTTTGGTCTTGTGTTTGTACACCTGGTAATGCAGGAGCTTCAACAGGAACACCTGTAACATCTCTTTCATTATCTGTCAATCCTAACCACTTTACAATTTCAAAGTCAAGTCCACTAACTACATTTTCTAACCATTTCTTGTATGCCTTAACTGGGTCTTCACTTGGGAATCTTTCACCATATGGCCCTGCACCTCTTCTACCATATGCAACCGTAGGTACTTTATCCATTCTTGTGGTGAAATCTAATCCTGGGTCATTTGCATTTTTACCCAATATATAATGTACTAACTCCCAACCAATACCTTCATCTGAACTTTTATACATTGACTCTATCCATTCTTTAGAATGTTTTTTGTAATCACTAAATCCATCATAAAATGTAGGTGGGCCATCGTCAATTGGAAATAAATTTGTATTAGAACCCTCTTTTAATATTTCTGATAAGTCATTTCTTATTAGAAAACTATCAAACATCTCAAATAATTTCTTAAACTTATTAGTCATCATATTGTAAACACCTTTATCATAATATCCAAAGGCTTGTTTAAATAATTTAGGTCTTTCTTCTTTCTTTACTTTTGGACTACCTAATAGATTTCTCATTACGGTTCCACTTACCTCTTGTCCACCCACTTTGATAGATTGGTGTGGTGCAGTAAGTATGTATCCATGTTGTTCATAACCCTCTAAATTCTTTTTGTTCTTTTTAAAATCTTGATAATAAGCTTTACCACCACTTTTCTTTTTACCACCAACTAATCTTCCTGCATCTTTTGCACCAAAGATATAAACAACTGCAGTTGTTTCTGGGTCAAACTTTTTCAAAGCGTTGTTTGCAACATAAGGTGTTTTTTCTTTTACGATTTTATTTTTTGGAACACCCATTTTTGTCATATGACGAACTTTTTCTGAATAATTCATTGGGTGTCTTGGTGGTTTTTTGATATCACTCGTAGTAATATAAACATCATCTACTTGTGACTTTAACCATTTATAAGTTTTAAAGTGATGAGGCCCAAATGGTTGGAATCTTCCACCATAAATACCAATCACTTTTTTAATTTTTTTATCTTGTTCGTTCACTTTTTTATATCCACTACCATAAGGAACTGATGTATTACCTCTTTTTTTCATTTTCTTAACCATTTTACGACTTGGTGAAGGAATCACTCCTGCAGGTGCACCGAACTCTTCCTTTATATCTTTAACACCTGTTAATGTATATCCCAATACTTCCGCATTTTCTGTTCTTTCTTTTTCAAATTTTTTCTTATCTTTTTCATTTAGTTCACCACCGAAACCCTCATTAATAATACCACCTCGTTCATTATACCATTTTCTAAATTGTGCTGGTGTTCCTATGGTAACCTTACCTTTTGCAATTTTTTCTGCTG